TGTTGCATCCTTTGACAAACGCCACAGGCTCCTGCTCTGGCTGTGATTTCCCGCAAACTGCGCAAGGATTATTTGCGTTGCTTGGTTTTCCTTCGCATCCAGTACATTGCTCTGGCTGTGCTAATGTGCATCGCTCAAACAGAGGGCAATAACCACACATTCTGTCTGCAACATGATTGTGTTGAAAATCAGCAAAGCATTTTGGTAGCTTCTCTGGCTGTGCCAAGGCTTCTTCTAGGGCTTTGAAGGCTTTTAAAGTAGTTGTAAAGTCCCTAAGTCCGTATAAACCACGCATGGCAACAACATTTTCTCCCAATGCCTTAAGCGCCAGCTCCATTACTTTTCGTTCTTGTGGTGTCATAGCAATCCCAATTCTTTGTTTGTTGGCGCAACATTGCCAAATACTTCAACAATCTTTTTGTCATAAGCCATTGCTGCTTCTACCTCAGACTTAAACAAGCCCAAATACTTTCCATTGACGTAAACCTGCCATCCGTTGTTGTGCTTTGTTACGCCTTTGTATTTGCTGGATTTATTAATGCTTGGATTCCTGTTTAAGCAGTTTGTAAAAGTTGAAACAATCCGCAAGTTTTCACGCCTGTTATCAGTTTTAACCCTGTTAATGTGGTCAACGATTTCACCTTGTTTTGCGTTGGCAATTAACCTGTGCATGGAAACGTAAACATCTTTGCCGTTTTCCCATTTGTAAGTTCTTGCATAGCCTCTATTCATGCGCCATTTGCAAGCAGTAATCAAGTCAAAGTCATCTGCACTGATTAAGACCTCTGTTCCACATTCAATTTTCAATGTTTTAGCAGTCATTACATGGGACTTTCAGGCAGTTGAGCGCGTTGTTCTTGCGCGTGTTGTTTGATTTGTTTGGCAGTCCAAGGAACTGCGCCTGTTGCTGGTGGAAAAGGCCAATTACTCATAATCGTCATCTTCTTTGTCTGAAGGCTCAATGCCAGTTCCGTGGCACTTACGGCAAGCTGCACCGTCATAGTCGCCCTCACCGCAGCCATTGCACCAGCTACATTCTTGTTCTTCGTCATCTTCCATCACGCACTCAATGCAAGAGCAATGTGTTGTTCCGCAGTTTTGTGGCTTGTTCATTTTTGCTCCTTTGCGTCAACAATGCGAATCAAGGCGGCAATCATGTCTTTGGCCTGTTCCGTGGTCAGCGTAACGTGGCATCGAGCTGCTTCAGTCACTAAACCAATCCAAACGTCACCATCGTACAAATCCACGTTGATGTGGCGGCGCTTGTGTATCGTTTCAATCTTTGTATCGAGTTCCATTTCATAGCCTTTCATTTACGTTCGTTTACTTGTTCTCTTACAGCTTCAACCAACCCCTTAAAAATGCCAGTCTGGTCATCTTCCAACTCTTGCGCCCGTTGCTTGGCGTAAGCAATCCAGCCTTTCTGTAAAGCCATCTTTGTCAGATGCTCCACTTGTTGCTCGAATACTTGGTTGAAATCCATCTAAGTCGCCTGTCAGTTCAAGTGCTTTGTTGATTGTGTCTAGATTATAAGACAGATTATGCTGGATTCTTCTATCTTGTTCGCCAAGTCTAAAAACCAAAACATCAAGCAAATCGTTGATAAATCCCCAATCTTCTGTTGTCATACACCCACCTTAAATTGTTTTGCTAACAAACGAACACTCTCAGGAACTGGAGTGGCTTTCTTTGCATCTGCTTCAATCTTCCGCAAAGCAGCGTCTTGGTTTGGCGGTGGTGGTGTAGTGATGTGCGCTACATCGTATTTGTTGGAAAAAGGCTGGCGCTCGTTTGACTTTAGCCATTCATCCTGCAACCCTTGCGAACCTCTAGCACACCAGATGGTCAGAAAAGCGTTTAGGCTGATTCCCGCCTTTTCAGCTTCTTTGATGGCAGAGTTCACCACGGTCTGTGTGACAGGCGCTTTCTTTGCTTTACGCAGTTGCAACCAATCTTGCCAAACTTCTTCTCCAACACCATCGGGGCAGGCAACGACAGTTGCTTTCTTCTTTGGTTCTTGGTTAATGGTTATTGGTTCTTGGTTAGGGTTATTTTGGGTTTCATCTGGCAACCCAACAGAAACCACTTGGGTTTTCTTTGGCCTTCCGCCTAGCTTGCCATTGATTTTGTTGACTTCTGCTTTTGAGTGATACGCAGCAATATCGGCATCACAACGAGTTTGGTGATAGCCATCAGCCTGCAAAACAAAGAAGTCTAAAAGGACATTTTGTAAAGCTGATATATCCGAATCAGAACCCAAACGTAACCTACGCAAAACCACTTGGGTTTCTTGTGGGATAGGTTTTTCATCTAAGTAATACCAATCTAGCAATTGGCGATAGATGCCGTGTTCAAGGGTTGAAAGGTGACCTGTATCTTTGCGATAGTCACCCACATTGAATGTGTAGTAGTGCATGATTTCTTCCGCTGTTCTCCACTGAAAAGAAACGCAGGCAGGCGGGGAGACTCGCTTTTCGGTACGCTCATGACTTCGTACCTAGCCCTGTTTCAACAAATTGTATATCAGTTAAACCACAAGTAAAACCCGTGAAGTATGCCGATTGGAAAAAAGATTGCGCCAGCAACTAGGAAACCCCAAAAGCCATGTGCAAAGCAAGTGAAGATGTGGGTTAGCCAAGCAAACGCACAAAGAATCCCGATAAATCCAGCCATCATGCTTCCTTTACAAAAATGCCATCGGCGGTCAGGTAACCCTTGCGGTCTTTGATTTCTTGGTAAGCGCCTTCAAAGCACGTTACCAAGTCAAGGTCAGCAATGGCACAGCCCATGATTAGCGTCACCAAAATGTCGCCATAAGCATCAGCCATAGCAGCGCGGTCGTTGTTGCGGATTGCGTCAATCAGTTCGTCTAGTTCTTCTTGCGTCTTGATTGCTTGGGCAGCAGGGGTGCTGTTTTGCACAATGCCGCGGGCTTCACCCCATTGAATTACGGCTATTTCTAATTGTTGATACGACATTTTTGTTTCCTTTCAAAATTTCACTTTTTGCATAGACATAAGCCTCATGCGCTTCTTTTGCTGTTCCAAAATTACCAATAACAAAAGATTTCTTGTCAACTGTTACTCTGGCTTGAAAAGTTGGTGTTCCTTTTTTAGATTTGCCAGAAATAACACCAAGCAATCCGCTTTTACTATCTGACCTAGCAAGATTTTTGTTAAGACCATTCCTTGAATGATTGGAAAGTCTAAGATTTTCAATCTTGTTGTTTTGCTTGTTGCAATCAATATGGTCAATAAGTTTTTCTTTTGGGTCTCCATGATGAAGACACCAAACAACTCTATGAACATACAAATGACGACCATCTACATGAACTCTTGAGTATCCATTGCCATTGGCCCATCCAGCGGCATCTCCCGCTTTAACTCTTAACCCATCAATTTTGTGGACAAGTTTTCCGTCAACGTAATCGAAAAGCTCGTTAATTCTTTTTGCATCCATAAGTCACCCCTTGGTATGACCTTCATTGTAACCTACTTCAGCACAACTTTCATTTCAATTTCTGAAAAGCTCATTTTTGTTCCTTAAACCACTTGGGTTTTAAAAGTTTTAATTGCCAGATTCGTGCTTTCGGCACTTCTTTCCATGCCGCAACCGCTGGCTGGCTGATACCAAGCAGTTTGGCAAGCTCAGTCTGTGAGCCTGCTAGTTTGATAAGCTGTTCTTTGTTCATGCTTGAAATGTAACATAAGCTAGGTTGTTGCAGTCAAGCAACATTTACAAAATATTTTTCTTGATTGCTTAAAACAATCATAATCTAGGCTATATTACACACATCCCGCAGCGCAACGCAAACGGTACTTTAGGAAATCAAATGAAACTCAACGACACCACCCGCACATTCCCACGCACACTTGATGAAGCGTTCCCTGACAACGTTCAAGACCAACAACGTCTGCAACAAGGCGAATGGATGGAGCCGCACCAAGCTGACTACGATAAATATCTCAACATCCTTTATTCATTTGTTGCTGGCTTTGTCGTGGCAATGCTTACTTTTGGAGCCTAAACATGAAAAACATTGCAACAGCTTTGGTCAAAGCACAACGCGAATTTGGCCCTGCGCTCAAGACTTCCACCAATCCACACTTTCGCTCAAAGTACGCTGACCTTTCAGCTTGCGTTGAAGCTGTGATTGATGCGCTTAACAACAATGGCATTTTCTTGCTGCAAAAGAACTATGACCATCAAAATGGCATCATGGTTGAGACTGTGTTTGTTCACGAATCTGGCGAAATGCTTGAATGTGGATGCCTTTTCTTTCCAGCACAAAAGAACGACCCTCAAGGCTTTATGAGTGCTTTAACGTATGGTCGCAGAGCATCTTTAATGGCTGCTTGCGGTATTGCACCTGAAGATTCAGACGGTCATGCAGCTCCAAAAAAGACATTTGTTGATTCCAATTTGATGGCAGACCACATCACAGCTATTCAAGATGCAACAAATGAAGCGTCATTGTTGACTGTTTACAAGGCAGCTTACAAAGCCTGTGGCACAGATGCCAACTGGCAAAAGAAAATTATTGCAGTCAAAGACGAAAAGAAAGCGAGTTTGAAATGACTTATTACGAATTCAGGTACGTCAAACGTGGCAACAAAAAAGTGCTTCAACAACGAGTTGGCGCTATCACGGTAGAAAAAGCGTCATGGTGGAAATTTTGGGACATTGGCAAAGTTGAAATGACATGGCTTGGCTGGCAAGATATACCAACAATTGCGGAGATTAAAAATGATTGAACAAGGCTCACCCAAATGGTTTGCACAACGCCTTGGTAAAGTAACCGCCAGCCGTGTTGCTGACGTTATCGCCAAGACAAAGACAGGTTACAGCACTAGCCGTGACAACTACATGGCTCAATTGGTCTGTGAACGTATGACCAACACCGTAGCTGAATCCTATTCAAACTCAGCTATGCAGTGGGGTACTGAAACTGAACCATTGGCTAGAGCAGCGTATGAAGCCCATGCTGACGTTTTAGTGGATGAAGTTGCCATGATTACCCACCCAACAATTGAAGCCGCTGGCGCTTCTCCTGATGGGCTTGTTGGCGATGTTGGACAGCTTGAGATTAAGTGTCCCAACACAGCAACCCATATTGATACACTTTTGAGCCAAACAGTGCCAGGCAAATACAACACCCAAATGCAATGGCAAATGGCTTGCACTGGTCGCCAATGGTGTGACTTTGTGTCGTTTGACCCACGGTTGCCCACAGAACTTCAATTGTTTGTAAAGCGCGTTTCACGGGATGCCGCCTACATTGCAATGCTTGAAGAAGAAGTCAAAAAGTTCTTGGTTGAACTGGATGGCAAAATTATGAAACTTAACGAACTGAAAGAAAAACATGGCAATAGTTTATGAAGTGACGGTCAAGGCTGGCACATACCAAAAAGACGGTCAAGAAAAAGTGCGTTATCAGCGCATTGGTAGCATCATTGAAACCAAGAAGGGTCAGATGCTCAAACTTGACCAAGTGCCTTTAGTTGAAGGCGGCTGGTCAGGTTGGGCTTACCTTTTTGAGCCAAAAGAAGGCGACCAAAAGTTTGCACCAAAGAAGCAATCAAACGATGGTTTCCCAGACGATGATTTGAATTTCTAAGATTTTGGGGTGAAAGCGGATGCTATTAGATAACGCACAGCCAAGTGATTTAGTTCATGCGGTGATGCCCTGATAGAAGTAGCCAGTAGCCCCACCCATTTGCATAGGAACGAATATGTTTAAATTTTTCAGAGCAAGAGCAACAGACGCAATCACCAGTTTTCAAGCGGCTGATTCAATCAAAGACGTAGCCAAGATGCACCAAGAAGTTATTGTGGCTGCGTTGCAACGGTTTGGCCCAATGGGTAAAGATGGCATTGCCAACCAAACAGGCTTACAAAGCAACCAAGTGGCAAGACGTTTGAGCGAGTTGGAAAAGATGGATTTGATAGAACAGACAGGCATCACCGTCAAATCAAACAGCGGCAGGCAAGAGCGTGAATGGCGATTCAAACCTTTTCAACAGGACTTGCTGTGATTGAACTTTTGATAATTGGACTTTTAATTGATTGGATGCTAGATGATGTTTAAACATTACACATACATTCATAGATGTAAAGATGATGTTTCACGAATCTTTTATGTTGGCAAAGGTTCTGGCAACAGGATAAATTCAGAGTTTCATAGAAGTAAACATTGGAAAAGCATTGTTGCAAAACATGGAATTTTGACTGAAAAAGTTGCTAATTGGGCAACGCATCAAGAAGCGTTAGAACATGAGAAATTTTTAATTTTCTGTTTTCGAAGCATGGGAATAAAACTATGCAATCAAACAGACGGTGGAGATGGTGTTACAGGTTATGTTCCTAGCCAAGAGCAACGTTTAAAAACATCTGCAAGAATGAAAAATTTTGTTCTTTCAAAAGAAGCAAGGGCAAAGATTTCAAAAGCACATTTGGGAAATAAACACAGACTTGGGCAAAAAAATTCAGAAGAACATAAAGCTATAACAGCATCAATTTGGAAAGGTAAAAAACTTTCTGAAGAACATAAGAAAAAATTATCGTTGGCAAAACTTGGAAAGAAAATGAGCGATGCAACAAAAAAGAAAATGTCTGAATCTCAGAAACTAAGAGCAAAAAATGCAAAAACAAATTATTAATTGTTTCCACCCTGCTTACGTTGCAACGTATATGCCAGAATTTATGGCTTCTATCCGTAAAGAAGCAGACGCCAAAGCAAATGGCGTGAAATACGGAACGATGGCACGAGCCACACGCGAAAGCAATGGCATAGCCAAGACAAGCCCGTTAAGTGACTTTCCAAAGACTAAGCGTGTTTCTATTGAAAGAACTGAGTTTTACACTTATGCAAAGGCAGGTATGCCAAAGGGGGTTAAATGAATAAAGAAACAGGTGGGCCAGCGTTTCCGCCAAGCAATCCTGGCTACGCCCAAGGGATGACCTTGCGTGATTACTTTGCTGCCAAGGCGATGCAGTCAATCATTGACCAGCAAGACGCTCACCGTGGCGAGGTGAACAACGCTGCTTGGATGTCATACAGAATGGCAGACGCAATGCTGGAAGCGAGAGAACTATGAACGATGGCGGCAAAGGCGATAAGCAGCGCCCAACAAACCACAAGAACTGGTCAAACGGTTACGACAACATCCAATGGACAAAAGAAGAAGATGAAGAATTCAACAGGATTTCAGAAGTACAAGACAATCCTAGCGCCAAATGCACCGTGGCCTTACCAACCATTGCAGGCCAAAGAGCCAAAACCAGTTAAGCCACCAAAGTCAAATGAAAACAAATGCAAGATTGCCGTTACACATCGAAAGCGTGACAAGCTATCGGGGCGACTCTTGCCTAACAATTGGGTGGCTTGACCGTGAACAGCGTGTTGCAAAGGTCAGAGAACAAAGGCTCTGGCGTTGCAAACGCTGTGACGAATACTTCCAAACATTAGCAGAAGCAAGGGAACACAAACATGGCTGAACTAATTGGCTTTTTGTTTGCCGCAGTAGCTCTTTATGTTGCTGTGTTCTTTGTTGTCCTTGCCCTGTTAGTTGCTCAAGACTGACTTTAGGCAAACGTCATACAAGGCTTGGCGTTGCTCCAACCCAATGAAGCCACCGTTGATTTTCTTGGTCATGCCTTTAATGTCGCCTGCGTCTGCGAATGTGGATAAGGCGTTTGCTTTCCAAAACCATCCTGCTGACCTTGCGGCATACAAAGGTTCAAGAAGCAAATCAGGATTAGCGACAAGATTAACACCCAACCCAGACCCGCATTTTTCATAGTTAAATTTTCCCGTGAGTTGCTTTAATCCGCGACCGCGAAACGCCCACCCCTCACCAGATTCAGCAGGCCCGTTGCCCATACGACCGCTGTAAACCAAGTTTGCAATCAACTCAGGCTTACCCGCTATGCTGTTTGCCACAGCCGTAGGC